TAGAAGCCGGAGATGAACCCCTTGATGGCCGGATTCAGGGCAGACTCGCCCAGGATACCGCCCAGGATGGCGACTGTGTTGAGGCCAATTTGCACCACGGTAAAGAAATTACCCGGCTGGGCCTGCAGTGCCAGCACCTTGGCAGCATGGCGGTTCCCCTCATCGGCCATCACCTGCAATTTGATCTTGCGGGAGGCGGCGAGGGAGATCTCGGAAAGGGAGAAGAACACACTGCCGGCAACCAGCAGCATCAGAAGAAATATACTATCGGCAAAACTCATGATTAACCTATTGCTACACCCGCCTTAGCACAAGACGGCAAACTGGGCCTGGGAGACCAGACCGTGAGTCCATCCGGAACTCACACAGGGGGCATATTCTAGCAGAAAACCGCTATCCGGGTGGCGATATCTTGCTCTGACATGCAGTGCAACAAAAAAGGCGCGAAACGCGCCTTTTTATGCATTCTGCCATCAGGCTTACTAAGCCCTGAAAACTCAAGGAATTCAGCCAGGCGCCTTGCTATGCCTGGCTTACTACCGTAATCCCTAAGCTCAGCCGGAAGCTCTGATAAGCTTTCATTCCCCCTCATGAATGGTCAGGTGTGGTCAATCATGTGGACACCTCACACCTAACCAGCTCCACCTTTCAGAGGATTGAACTGCACGGCATCCTGTAAAAAATCAGGAGCGAAATGAGCATAGGTCATCGTCTGCTGGATAGACGCATGACCTAGGATCCGTTGCAGCACTAGGATGTTCCCGCCATTCGCCATAAAGTGAGTGGCAAAGGTATGTCGTAGTGCATGCAAGGCTTGCCCTTTTGGCAAATCAGGCTTCACAGCCCTTAATATCTCTCGCACCCGCAGATAGCTCGCCGTGGGAAACAACACCCCTCGTTTGTTCGCCACCCATTGAGCCTCAACCTCTGCACTGATAGGTACCGTCCGATTTTTACCGTTTTTGGTAGCTACGAACGTCACCCGTCGGTTGACCACATGCTCAGCCCGCACAGTGTAAGCCTCGCTCCACCGTGCGCCGGTACTCAGGCATAACACTGCGACTCCCCGATCATCCCCACTCAACCCAGCCAACAATTGCTGTACCTCAAGTGGGGAAAGATAACTCATCTCTCTGGGGGCAACCTTCAAGGCCTTCAGTTCCCGAATCGGGTTATCACCGTGGTAGAACCCTCCCTCAATGAGGAAGTTGAACATGCCACTCAACTCCACCACCAGGCGGTTGACGCTATTGGGGGTTATGCTTGCGGCCAGCATACGTGAGCGCAACAAAGTTAAAGTATGGGCATCAAGCTGATTGACCCGCACCTCACCCAGATAACGATCTGCACGTAGTAAAGTGCGGCGCGCATGAGTACCCCATTTTTGATGCTGCCCTTTATGCGCCCACCAAATTTCGATGAGCTCAGCCAGCGTGCGAGCATCTGCAGGCTTACTCTGCCAGGGCTTGTCATGCTGCGTCGCCAGCACATGCCGCTCAAAGGCAACAGCTTCGTGTTTCTTGGCAAACCTCCGCCGGATCCGCTTTCCATTGCGTCCCCTCGGTCTAACGTCCACTTGATACTGACCATCATCGAGCTTCTTAATCGACATAGCGAAGCTCTCCGATACTGCTTGTTGATACCTGCTGGCTCAGGCTCTGCGCCTCTATATAGGCGAGAAAATCTCTATGTAGGGTTAGCCAGTTTTCTGGTCTGAGTGCGGTAACGCACTGCTGTCTTGCCCAACGTGTGCGAGAACCGGCGCGACCTGGCCGGATTCTGGTGACACTTCATCGAACATGAACCAACTGTGGTACTTCCTGAATCTAGGTTGGCTGAATATTTTCTGGATTGCAGTAAACCCAATCTCCTTTCCCAACGTCTCGTAACCGGTAAGTGTGCTGTATGGAACGCCAGTAAGCTCGGCGAACTGCTTTCGGTTCATCCTCTCTGACTCTCTGATCAGCTTCAGTTTCTCTGATGTATCTATTGACACAACTTCTCCTCGAAACATATTATTCCGAACGGAATATGAAATTCCATTTGGAATCTCACAGTAAAAGCCCCTGAAAGCTCTCTACAGCTAGCAGGGGTAACCAGAGAGAGTATCAGATATGAGTGATGCAACCAAAACCCCCAGCAATCAGACCGAAGTGCCAGCCAAGTTTGCCATCGGTCTTACCCCTTCATTGGTTCACACCGATGCAGTGACCGCCGATGCATTCGGCCATGCCATCGGCAAAACCCGCAAAGCCGTGGTGGAGATGATCAAGATGGGTAAGTTACCCGGCGTAGAAATGAAGGTTCCAGGGAACCCCAATGCCAAAGGTGACTACTACGTATACCTGCCCGCCTGGAATGCAGGGCTGAAATTGGCCTTCGAAAGCCGGCCCAAGGAAATCCGTGATGGCTGGCTCGCATGGCTTGGGCTGAGTGTCTGAATGAACTGCATATATGCCTCTCTGTTTGTGGCTCGTTTGCCACCAAACCATAGCGACCTTTGGAGGGATATCAGAGTGTCGAATATCACTAAAAGCCTACACCCCCACTACCGCGGAGCCTGTGCCAGCTTTGCGAAGGATCACAACGTAGAGCAAGTGGCCGCCAGCATTGGCATGTCTGCCCATGTACTGCGTAACAAGTTCAATCAGGCACAGAAACACAAGCTTTCAGGCGAAGACCTGATCGCGCTCTACCACGCGACCCAAGACGAAACGCTGCTCGATGCCCTGTTGCTGGAATGCGGCCTGACTGCTGTCGCAATCCCCAGTGCCGAGCGGGCTCCATCACTCACTCACCAAGTGATCCAGCTGAACTCACAGATAGCGAGCATCGGCCAGCGCACGCTGGAGCTGACAGAACGCGGCCGCATTACCAATAACGAGCACCGTTCTTTCATGAGTATTGCCACTGCGGCGATGGGCTCTGTTGCTCTGCTTATCAATGACGTCGAGCAGCGCTTCCAGGTGATGTCACCACTTGCAGCTCTGGCGATGTGAGAGGAGCACGACCATGAACCCATTACGACTTTCGTTACTGCGTGAACAGGTCGAGGGCAGCAAGTCAGCCGTTGCTCGTTACTGGCTCACCGCCAATCGCGACCAGCGCAGTGCCATCTGCTACATCGCACGCCTGAATCCAGATTCCCACGCCGAGCAAGCCATCACGGCAATGGCCAAGGGTGACCGTGAGGCAATACGCCAAGCAGTGATCCGGCTCGAATGGCAATCGCTGTTCCATGGCTGCATGTCCCATTACGAATGGCATGAGGGTTGTGTGTCAGCAGAACAACCAAGAGGAAAACCGAGGGAGATTACACACCAGGCCGAACGGCTGGAGAGAAGCAAACATCTGTTGAATACGCTGGTCAACCAGCATCCACCCGTAAATTACGGGCAAAAGAAAACCCCGATCACTGGTGCGGAAAACACCTAACGGGGCTCTTTATCAATCATCCCCCAGGAGTCATGACATGTGCATCTTACCCATTGACCGGGCTGTCCGCAACGCCCGGATCCAACAACGCAAACTGGCTGGCCACGCTGGCCGCCACTTCGTTTTTCACCCTGACCGTATCGCTGTTGCCGAACGTCCTGCCGCTATCGCGTGGGGCTCGCTGTTTGCGTTGGTCAGTCATCGTAAAGGGGGTCTCTGATGGCAAGTGCTGCCGTTGTTTCGCGCCGTACCGTTCCCGGGATCAAAGACGCACACACATACCTTTTTCTGCAGGGGTACACCTGTATCGGCACCAATTGGCTGCGCGGTCTGCATGGCTATGCCCGGCTTGAAAACTTGGCCAGTGGCCGGGTTCAAATTATTGAGGGGGGTGGCGTGACGTTTTTCCCTATCGGCCCTCACAAAGCTGGCCATGGAGTGAGGAGCACTCTGCTGGCTTTGCGTCTGTCTGCAACACAACAGATCCCGCCCTCCAAATCCAACTTTTTCCATCCACGCAGAGCGGAAATTGAGGCCGTGCGTTGGTTCGACCTCCATTGCCACCTTAACGCTATCGCCCATTGCCGGAGTCACAGATATGACCATGCCCAACACTGAAATGCCATCCATGACCGTCCTGAACGACGGAACCCGCCAGCGCTTGCGCCAATTGCGTGATTCCTTGGGATTAAGCCGTCCCAAGTTTGCCCAGCAGCTGGATATCCCCCCCACCACACTCAAGAACTACGAGCTGGGCTATCGCGAGATTGGTGGCGGCCTGCTGCTGCGCATCATTAACACCCCAGGCCTGTCGGACTATGCCGTTTGGCTCATGAAAGGCTCGCTGATCATCCCCGAGCAAGTACGCCCGACCCAACCCCACTAATCCCATCAGGGGCTGCGCGAGCAGCCCCATCCATGAGGAAACCATCATGAGCGACGCAATCAAGATTGCCCGTCAGGCCCCCACACTGATCGAGGGGTTACTTGCCGATATGTTCGCAGCCCGCGCCGAGGATAACCGGATATGCCTGGGTGGACTCCACTCTGGCCAGCAGTACATCCAGATACACCTGGTTGCCACCAGTAACCCGGCAACCCTGATGGACGATGGCGATGAAGAGGGTGAGGACGGACTGGGCTCGGTTCCTGTTGCAAGTCGTCTTGGCACGCACTGGCTTACTGCCAGAGCTGAGTTCATCGGCGCTCGTGAAGCCCCGTTGATGCAAACAGCTGAGCTACTCGTACTGGGGGCGATCCGCTCCATCTATTGGCTGGCGCTCGGTCAGGGGGATACCGCTCTATCGGTGACTGGTGGAAAGAGTCAGCCCCTCTGCATGAACAAGGCGAGGTGATCCGATGACCGAGAACACCCCGGATTTTTCAGCGCTGCACGCGGAGCTTGAGGCCGACATTGCCGCCTTGTCATTTATCGCCAAGGTAAAGCTGGAAGCCCTTCATCAGTGCCAGCGCCAGCTCCTTGCCTTGCGGGAGGCTCGCCTGCCAGCACCAAAATTCGCCTTGTGCCGCCTGCTCTTTGAATGCAGATGTACGCGCCGCGACCGCATGAAAGCGTTGGATACCATTGCTCACCAGGAGCGATATCTCGCCAACCTGCGTTGTGACGAGCACCTGCCGTTCTGATGCGGGACTATTACACCGAGCTATTTGACGCCAAGCCCATACCACCCAGGCAGCCCGCTGCCTGGAAATTGGCTGTGTCCACAAAAGCCATGGCGCGCCGCATCATGGCCTGTCGTCGTGTCTCTCTCTATCCATTGTCTGCCGCTCGCCTGCCTGCTGCTCGCCGTGCTGAGTTCACTGGTGGCGATATCGATACCAGGATTGAGACCATCAGATCCTATTTTGTCGGCATCACCGGGGCATATGCACTGGATTGGGCGCTCGACCTGCTTGATCGCCCCATTCCACGCGAAGGCGGTGGGCCAGGGGTACAACTACCAAGCGACCTGGTAGCCGAGCTATTTGTTGGCTACTGCGTACGCCGTGCCCCGGATGTGCTCAAGGGTGTGGCCATCTGCCAGGATGCCAACCGCTGGCTATCAAGTCGAATCACCACTTTGCGCCAAGTGCAAAACGCCATCCCCGAACCCTTGGAGTCTCTGCGTACCAAAGAAGACCGTGAACGCCTGGCCGTGAGCTACGTTGAGCGGGTCATGAGGCTGTTTAATGCCACCACCGATTTTGGCGATCAGCAGGTACCGGCGCTCCGGCTGTGGAAGGTATGCAGCCAGCCACTTGCTGCCTGGGGGTTGCTGCCACGGTTGCCCAAGTTCATAACCGCCGAGACCCGCGATGCTTTTATTGCCGCACACCTTGTGCGCTGGATTGACCCCAAGTGGTGGGCACGCAAACTGCGCAAGATATGGGAACAGTATGGTGAGCACTGCGCCATCCTACTGGGCCACGTTCGCCGGGGTGTGTCCGCCTATGTATCCAGCCAGGGGCTGCGGGCCTTCATCGAGCGCCAACAGATGGCAGCAGCTTGGCTCAAGGACATGGAAGCCTATAACGCCCAGGAAGAGATCATCATCAGCCTGGAAGATGCGGTCAAAGCGTCCATCGCCAATCCCGAGAACCGCCGCCATGAACTGGTTGTGCGGGCACGGGGCTTTTCTGATGTGGCCGATGAAATGGGTTACGTGGGTCTGTTCTTTACTTGGACAGCGCCGAGTAAATATCACCCCTGGAAGACCATCAAAAAGTCACAGCCAAACCAGCCTGACCGCACCACCGAAAACTCCAAATATGACGGCTCATCGCCCCGCGATACCCAGCGCTATATCGGCAAGTTGTGGGAACGCTGCCGCTCAGCACTGGCTCGCAACCTTTCCCAGGTTGGCGATCTCCCCCCAACTGAGGACCCCATAGAATATTTCGGTTTCAGAGTGGTTGAACCTCATCACGACGGGACACCCCACTGGCACCTGCTGATCTGGGTCAAACCTGAACACCAGCACCGTTTGATCAGCATCCTGCAGCGTTATGCCCTCAGCCATGACAAAGGCGATCTGGTGCGCAAGCGCCACCCCGACAGCAAGCAGCCCTATAGCGATATCACTCCCCGCTTTGACTGGAAGGTGATGGACAAGGAGAAGGGCGGCGCCGTGGGCTATATCGTCAAGTACATCGCCAAGAATATCGACGGGTACCGGGTCGGCGACGAAGGCGATCTGGAAGCCGAGACGGCCGCCACCGAAGGCGCCCGCCGGGTGCGGGCCTGGGCCTCGCTCTGGGGCCTGCGTCAATTCCAACCTCTGAAAGGGCCGCCGGTCGGTATATGGCGCGAGCTGCGCCGGCTGCCTGGCCGTTTACAAGAAGCCAAAGGGATCGTCGTTGCGCCCCTGGCCAGCCCAATCATGGAAGAGTGCCGCCGATATGCAGATGCCGTGGACTGGAAGAACTTCACCCAGGCCATGGGCGGCCCTTGCTGCCGTCGTGATGCCCGCCCCTTGAGTATCTACCGGACCGCCTTTAGCGAACCTAACCAGTACGGCGAAGCCATGACAAAGCTCGTGGGCGTAAGGGCCTGTGATGGCATCACTCAGCCGACACGCACCGGAGAGTGGGTACTGCGTAAATGTGGCTCACACGCCGCATCAGTGGCACAGGCTGGTGTGTCTGTCGGTGTGGGAGAGCGCAGCGAGTTAGTGAGTGTCGAGCGAAGCGAGGGTCTTTCCCCCCTTGGAGCTCTGGCAACAACTGTACGCGACGATCACCAAGGATCTAAGGAGGATCCATTGAGAGGTGTAAATCTATTCCATTTGGGACTGGATGCGGACGACGTGGCCATGATCCGGCGCAGCTCAATTGTGAGGGCGGGTGATAGGTTCGTGTACATCCGCAATGGCGAGCTGAAGGTGACCGAACGCCACCCGTATTCGTGCCCGGCCGACCCCGACCCATTCCATACAGGGATAGAGGCCAAGCGAAGAGAGGCGCAACGGCAGGCCGCGCTGGATGATGCACGCGCCCTGTTGGTTCAGTCGGGGGATGTGGCCGCTTGGCTGGCCAGCATGACGGCCACCGGTAGCGACGGTGCGCTTGCGCTGCTGGATGCCCTGGAAGAGGGAGATGCAAACCAAGCCCGAGGCCAACTTGACCGGCTACGCGACAGCATCAATCTGAAAACGTGGCCACGGCTTCCCAGTGAGCAGCGGAAAGAGACGCTGGCCAACGCCGAATTTTTCTGGGCACCAACCGATGGCCAGCGACCTCCTGCTCGCCCAAAAGAGGTGCATCACCTCATTGCCGAGGCAACCAAAGCGCGCCTGACCGACGTTCACCCTGAAGCCCGGCAAGCGCTGCTCACTCATCTAATGGCTAAGGCAGATACCATGACACCGAACGGCGGTGACACCGTAGCCTTTGTTGCCGATAGGCTACGATCATAAGGCATATTGTTCCGCAATATGCCATGACTAATGCAGAGCTCTCTGAATGCCGGACGACGAGCTATATTCTCCTGCTAGAAAAAATAAAATTCCGCACAACTAAGACTCGTTAGGGTTACGCCGAGCAACCATGATTTGTCCATTAAATTCAAGATACGTAAACAAGCGCCTACCACTTTCAATACCAAACGAATCAAACTTGACTCCATAAATAATTGAGTCAAGTAGTTTTCTTTGATTACATATACTTCCACTAAGAGTTATTTCCGCCCCCCACTTAACATCATCAAAAAATATTTTAAATTCTTGCCCCATTGCCAAAGGCATTGATAAATAATCTACTCTAAAAGCACATCCATCTGTGGATATATCAACAAGATTAAGCGGCAACTTAATCCCCTCACCAACGACAGACCAACCGGAAATAGAAACAGGATAACGGGTTTCCTTACGAATACGATTCATTGTTATATATTCAGGAACCTGCATTGTTATAATTGCCGGCTCATCTCCCACATTATTCACCACTCCATCAAAGTAAACAATAGAGCCAAATCCTTTCTCACATAAAACGGAGACATGAATTTTGTATCCTGGGTGACATATGGTAAGTATTTCATCCCTACTCACTGATGGGAAAGAAAAATAAAGTAGGGGCTGTCTATCCATACCAACAAAAAATGCAGTTAGTCTTTTTGTCGATCCCGTAGGTAAGCTAACCTGAATCCCAGCCTGACTAGCAGGGTTAAGATATAATAAGATATCAGACCCAACAACAATATTCCCAGAGTCCTTTATTTCCATTAATCTCTTCTTTCCTGTTCCCACCGGCACCTCTCTAAAGGAAAAAACATATCATCATATGTGATATCAAAAATGCACTTTCCATACCATATAGCACATCTAAGAGTTAAATTAATAACAATTCAAGTCCCACCGCTATCTTTCTTTTGCTGACCAGCGCAGCGGTTGGATATCAGCAAAGGGGCGCATCATGCGCCCCTTCTTCATTGCCCCAGGTTGAGTTCCCGCTGCAGGGCCTGTCGCCCCTCTTGGCTAAGCGAGTTGATAAGGCTCAAGGCCAGCTGACTGGTCGTGCGCCCCGATGGGCTCAACGGATGGCTGTATGACATCTGGGACACCCAGCTGTGACCACATTCCGCATCCGTGCACTGACAATATAAATCCGAGGTGTCACGGCTCAAACGGTGCGTCTTGGTGATGCGCCCCAACTCTCCACATTCCCGACAAAATACCCGCATACTCCCCCCGTTCCCGACGACATAAACCCCACGATTATACCCGTCAGCTGGGTTTTCACACAGTGGTAGCCACCTCAAGCGAGCGGTTGAAACTCACCTGCAGCCGGCGCGGCAGGTTGGCGCCGTTGATGGCATCCTGGATAAGCTCGCACAATGGGATCACCTCGTTGCGCGCATAGGTCCGGTCGTACTGCTCGGGGTTCCCCAAGCCCCCGCTGCCGTTGGCCGGGATGATGCCGGCGAGCGCAGCTGGGAACCGGTGGGCCGTCAGCACATCCTGGGCGGTGATGGCCTTGATGGCCGCAAACTCGTCCTTGGTCGCGATATCCCCCACCGGGATAAGCTTGATCCCGTCTGGCTTGCCTCCCGGGATATTGACGAACATAGAGCGAAAATTCCCGACCCCCTTGGAGCTGGCGATCATGTCCTTCATTTCCGCTTCCTGGTCATCGTCCATGTTCGGGTCGGTGGCATAGAAGATGAACCCCATGTGCGCCCCGTTGAGGAAGTATTTACGCCGAAACATAGTGGCGTCCTGGTTGAGCAAGGCCGACTGCAAGCCCCCCAGGTAATCGGGCTGGCCATACACCTGCTGCACCGGGTCGTACTGGGCCAGCCAGATGATGTCCTCGCTGACATAGCGCTTGTAACTGCCATCGCGCTGCAGCATCAGGAAGTTGCCATCATTGCAGCGGCGCACGTACAGGCTCGATAACGGGTAGAGCCCCACCACCTGGCCGAACCCGTTGCGCAGTTTGAGCAAGGCCGCGTCCCCAAACTGCAGCAGGTTGTGCACAAAGGCAGTGATCACTTCCCGGGGCACGCCTTCGCTGCTGATAAACCGCCCCGACACCATGTTGCGCCGCGCCATCAAGATAGCGCCGTGGTGCGCATTGGCGCGGGCCACCTTGGCCAGGCCCTTCCTGTCGATGGGTGGCAGGTAATACTCGCCCCAGGGGCTGTAAAACACGTCCGTGTAATCGGTCATCCAGGCCGTGGGGTCGACGGGCTCGGGAATGGAAAAGCTCACGGCGGAACGGGTGCTGGGAACATGGGATGGGGTACTGGGCCGCTCGGCCCGCTGATGAAAGCGCTGTTTGTGACTCATGTTTTCCTCGTTTGCTGATGGCCCAGGTGGATTTGCGGCGCCGTGATGTGTCGAGCGGTTCGTTGTCCACCGCGTGGGCGATGGCAAAGAACACGTCGGCGTGTCCGGTCTCGCTGCTGCGCGAGGCGCGGAACGTCATCTGGCCACCACCGGTGGTACTGCGTTTGATACTCATGAAGGCGAGCGGGATCTCGATGTCCTCCTGATCCCACTCGATACGGTCTGACTCGACCACATCCACCATTTTGAGGACCAGGCGGGCTTTGCTTTCGACGTTGTAGTTGATCGGGGTGATGGTGGACTTGAACACCGGCTGCAGCAGGTCATAGACACCGCTGCCGACCCCGGAGACGTCGATCCCCAGATAGGTAACCCGAAACTTCTTGGCGATCTTCTCGATCTCACTCGCCTGGTAACGGAAGTTCATCCCGCGCCAGAAGTGCTTCTCCAGCACTCGGAACTTCTCGCCCGGGAACAGTGGCGGGGCAACCACCACCAGGGTGGCGTTATCGCGGGTGCGGCTCGGGTCATAGCCCAGCCACACCTCACGCTTGCCGAACGGCTCGGGGTGACCCGGGGTGTAGTCGCTCCAGTTGCTGATAGTGGTCTGAGCCCGCTCCATGTGCTGGAACTTGAACACCGAGGCTTCATCGTCAATGAAGGCGCACATGTAGAGGTGATCGAACACTTCGATCGCGGTCTCTTCACGTAGCGCCTCAATGTCGATGAGGGTAAAGCCGCTCGATACCGCCTCTTCCAGGGTGAGGATGTAACGCCACACCCGATCCGGGCAGACCCGGCCACCATCGCGCAGCTCTGCCTCGGTCGGAAACTCGATGGCCTGGCGCGCCGGATCCTTGCCCTTCCAGTCATCCCCCGTCCACAGCTTGTAACCCCCGTGGGCCTTGCTGGAAGGGGTCGAGAAAAAGGTCCTGCGCCAGTGGGATTGCGAGCCCATGCCGGTGGCCACGTCGGTGACCGCCTTGAAGTTCTTGATCCAGAAGTATTCATCGGCGTAGAAGTTGCCGGTGTAGCCCTGGGCACTGTTGGCGCTGGTTGAGCAGAACACCAGCTGCGCCCCGTTGGAGAGTACGATCGGGTTACCCGTGAGCTCCACCCCCAAGAACGTGCGGGCGATGTTGATGATGTAGGAGCGGAAGATCTCGGCCTGGGCGCGGGTAGCGGACAGGAACACCTGGTTGCCACCGGTCAGGATGGCATCCTCCAGCGCTTCGCCGGCGAAGTAGTAGGTCATGCCAATCTGGCGGGACTTGAGGATATTGCGGGTGCGCGGCATGGTCGGGTTATTCTTGACGTCGCGCACGTACCGCTGGTGCGGGAACAGCGAGGCCAACCACCCTTCAAAGTCCTCCGGGCCCAAGTCATTGACCCAGTTCTTGGTCTTCTTGCCGCCGCCTTTCTTCGGTTTTCCCTCCCCGCGCCGGCGGCCCCCCTCGCTCGGTTCGTCTTGTGGCTCGGCCAACTGGCGGGCCTTGAGGGCTTGCTCTCGCTCGGCCAGCTTGACGGCCTGATCTTTGAGGGCGCAGTGGTGGTTGATGAGCCTGTCCATTTCGGCCAGGTCGGCGTGATTCTTCTTCGACTTGACGGCCAGCGCCTGGTAGCGACGGGTGATCGCATCCTCCAGCGCTTCATCACTCAGGAGCTCAGTCCAGCCGTACTTCTCGGCCCACAGGTACACCACTCGCACACTGCCAAGGCCCAGCTCGGCCTTGATCTCCTGTGCGCTCCAGTGGCGCAGATAAAGCCGCCGGGCGGTTTGTCGTACCTCTTCTGTATAGGCCATGAGGCTCCCCAGTCTTGATTGCTGGGGCTCATGATACTGAGCCGATCCCGCCCATCCCGCCGCCTTCATTCGGATGAATTCGGATCACCCCCGTTATCCGAAATCGCCCGAACGCATGTGAGTGCTCCCCCTCTCCTGCCCCGATAACCTGACGCCACTTCGACGCAACAGGGGGCCGCCGTGCCAACACCAATAGATTCATCACTGCGCACCGGCTGGGTGGTGATCGCCACAGAAGGCCAGTCCGTGGATGGCCGCGAGATCTCGGCCAAGTGGATCACTGACATGGCCGACACCTACGATCCCACCTTCTATTGCGCGCAGCTGTGGCCAGACCATGAGAAGTGGGGCGAGAACCTGGGCTACGTGCAGGCCCTCAAGGCCGACAAGGTAGACGGCAAGCACACCCTGTTCGCCATCCTCTGCCCGACCCGCGACCTCATCTATCAAAACCAGCGGGGCCAATACAAATTCTGCTCCATCGAGCCGCTGGATAACTTCACCGGTCAGGGCAAAACCTACCTGTTTGCCGTGGGGGTCACCGACATCCCGGCCAGCACCGGCACCACCATGCTCAAGTTTTCCGCCAAACACCCCTCCCCGGCCGTGGGCCAAAGCCAGGCGCTGGACTTGTCCGGCTTCTCTTTCCCCGAGGACGAGCAGGGTGCCCCCGATCGCGTCTCGCTCCTGCACAAGATGTTCAACTTCCTGGGCGGCCACGGCGCCCCCACCGCCCCCCGGCCCAGCGACGCCCCGACCAGACCCCAACCCGAGGACAGTACCGACATGAACGAAGAACAGATGAACAAGCTGGCGGGGATGGTTACCGCGCTTGGCACCCAGATCGAAACCTTTGGCGCCAAGGTCGATGCCATCGGGAAGACCAAAGAAGATCCCGCGGTTGAACCTGCAGTCGCACCCGTAGCGACTCCAGCTTCAGCACTCTCCATCACTGCCGAGCAGTTCAACGCCCTGGAGCAGACCATCAAGGGGTACGGCGACCAGGTCGCGGCCCTGAGCGCAAAAATCGAGACATTCTCGGTAGAGGCACCGAACCAGCGCCCTGATGGCCTGGGCGGTAGCGACACCAACCCGACCGTTTGCTGAGGAGCGCCCCGTGAGTCAAACCAAAACCCCGCAGGCAGAAAAGTGCCTGAACCACTACAACACGCTGCTCGCCAAGGCGTTTGGTGTACCCGAGAACGCGCTGGCCAAACAGTTCTCGGTCAGTGAGCCCATGGAAATGGTGCTGCGCAGCGCCATCCTTGAATCCACCAGTTTCCTCGGCCTCATCACCTGCCTGGACGTGGATCAGCTGACCGGCCAAGTGGTGCAAGTGGGCGCCAGTGCCCTGCACACCGGCCGCAAGGTAGACGGGCGTTTTCGCCGCAAGATTGGGGTCGATGGCAACAAATTCAGCCTGACCGAGACCGATTCCTGTGTCCGTCTGGACTGGAGCACCTTGTGCACCTGGGCCAACTCCGGCAACCCGGGCCAGTTCGTGCAACTGGTGTCCGAGTTCACCAACCAGGCATTCGCGCTCGACATGCTGCGGGTCGGCTTTAACGGCACCCACATCGCCGATGACTCCGATCCGGTCAAGTATCCGCTGGGTGAAGACGTCAACAAGGGCTGGCAGCAGCTGGCGCGTGAGTGGCACGGCGGCAGCCAGGTCGTCAAAGCCCCCGCCGGTGACAAGATCTATTTTGACCCGGATGGCCATGGCGACTTCAAGACCCTGGATGAAATGGCCTCTGACCTCATCAACGCCACCATCAACCCGCTCTACCGCACCGATCCCCGCCTGGTGATCCTGGTCGGTACCGACCTGGTCGCAGCAGCCCAGGCCAAGCTCTACAGCGAAGCCACCAAGCCCACCGAGCAGATCGCCGCGCAGCAGTTGGCCAAGTCCATTGCCGGTCGCCCAGCCTTCATCCCGCCCTACTTCCCGTCGAACGGGATGATGATCACCACCCTGGCCAACTTGCACATCTACACCCAGCGCAACACCCGCAAGCGCAAGGCCGCCGACAACGACGACACCAAGGGCTTTGAAAACCAGTACTGGCGCCAGGAAGGCTACGCCATCGGCGACTATGAAGCCTTTGGCAGCTACGAAGAGGCCGATGTGGTCATCGCTCCCCGTCCTGCTGCCCCACCGGCCAGTGCAGACGCTGACCCCCAAGCAAATCCGGAGGCATAACCCATGGCCCTCTCTCCTGGCATGCGTCACAAGCAACAGGTATTGGCCCAGCTGGGGGCGGAGCAAGCCGCCACCACCGGGCAAGCCACCGGTCTTGTGGCCAACAGCCTGCACCTGCAGCTGATTGCTCTGGAGCAGGACATGCGGCGGCTCAAGGCGCTGGCGCGGATGAGCGACAAGGTGGCGATGAAACGCGATGAGTTGTTTCCCAAATATCGCCCCTACGTGGACAAGTACCTGGAACTGGCCGCGCTCGGCACCGTGTACCAGAACGAGCTGTTCCAGCGCCTGATCATCTGGGCGTTTGATATCGGCGATCTGGACACGGCCATCAGCTGGGCGCTGCTGGCCATCGAGCAGAACCAGCGCACCCCGGGCAACATCAAGCGCGACTGGGCCCACTTCACCGCCGACACCGTGCTGGGCTGGGCCGAGGAACAGGCCGCCCTCGGTCATGGCGTCGAGCCCTGGTTCTCCCGGGTGTTCGACAAGGTGCGGGGCACCTGGCGCCTCAACGAACAGGCCACCGCCAAATGGTACAAGCTGGCTGGCTGCCTGCTGCTGCGTGACAAGGACGGGGTCGCCCGTCCCAGCGCCCTGGCGGACAGCGCCACCCTGGAGCAGGCCGATCACTGGCTGGCGCTGGCCGAGAAGACCCACAGCAAGATTGGGGTCGGCACCTTGCGCCACAAGATTGCCATGCGCCTGCGGGCACTCAATCCGGAATAACGACTCCCACGCCACCGCGCCCCGGCGGGGATGAGCCTGCAGCCTGACCGCTCGCACTGCGCTCAATCCCGTGGCCTCAGGGGCGCCCCATTTGAGAAGGCAGCACATGATCTCTGGCAAAAGCATCCACTACAGCGAGCAGACCATCACCAATGACGGCTTTTGGCCCGACGTGGTGTGTGGCGACTTCGAGCGCCGGCGCGCCCTGCCCGCCGACATGGATAGCGATGCCATCAGTGCGGCCTTGCTGGCGGCCGTCAGCGAAATCAACCTGCAGCTGGTTCGCCATCAAGCCATGCTGCGAGCACAGGGCTACACCGAGTCGCGGCAGGTCCCGGGCCCGCGCATCGCCGGCGGCAACAACGCACTGACCGAGACCTATCTGGCGGCCGTCTTTGCGCGGGCCAAAGCCATGCTGCTCCCTGAGTTCGCCACGGTCACCGAGCGGGATGCCCGCAAAGACCTGGCCGAGCGGGCCCCCGATCTGCGTGAGCAACTGCTGGCCGAAAGCCAGCAGTTGGTGCGCAGCATCAAGAGCAAACACCGGATCGGAGTCTCGATGATATGAGTGAGACCGGCTTTGCCCTGCATGCCCAGGGCTACTTCCTCTCAGCCCTGCACCGCGAGCTCGAGCGCGTCTTGCCAGCGCGTTGTGCCCGCTCACTCGACAGCTGGATGGAAGGCGGCACCCTGCGCCTGGACCCCAAGGACATGGGCGTCACGGGCATGGATCTCGCCTGGCTCACCTACACCGCCGTGTTTTCCCTGGAAAACCTGCCCTTTCGCGAATGCCGGACCGAGACCTTGCTGGCCGTGGCCGCCAGCTGGATCCAGGAGCACGACAACTACCGCGAGCAATTCGCCTTGCCAGAGCCCAGCTACGCCGTGGTGCCCAATGACGAGCACAGCGCCGACATCGAGCTGGAGGTGCAGTTCGCCGAGCCCCTGCGCATCGTGGAAGACCCGCGCGGCGCAGTTAACTGGCTGGGCAAGACCTGGACCGTCGCCCCCTTTGATGTGTGGGTGGCCGATGAGATCACCCTCTCGGTGGCAGGCAACGCCCATCCCGTCCACCCCTAACCCCAAGACTCAAGGAGCCCGCGCCATGTGGCCTTATGTACAGATCAACAACTTGAACCAGATGCAGGGGCCGGTGACCGAGGTCGAGCGCCACCTGCTGTTCATCGGCAGCGCCGCCAGCAACACCGGCAAGCTGCTCTCCCTCAATACCCAGTCTGACTTTGATCAGCTGCTGGGCGCCGCTGACAGCGAGCTCAAGGCCAACCTGCTGGCGGCCCGCGATAACGCCGGCCAGAACTGGACCGCCGCCGCATACGTGCTGCCCACCGACCAATCCTGGCTGGATGCGGTGCGCGAAGCGCAGCAGACCCAATCCTTTGAAGGTGTCGTGGTACTGGGGCAAGCATGGGATGAAGCCAGCATCAACGCCGCCCACGCCCTCAACCAGGAGCTGATCGCCAAGTGGGGGCGCTGGCAGTTCATGCTGCTGGCAGTGCCGGGCATCAATGCCACCGGCGAAGGCGCCCAAGACTGGCCCGAGTACGAGGCCACCCTGGCCGCCCTGCAGGAGGGCATCAAGGCCGACTCGATTGGCCTGGTGCCGATGCTCTGGTCAAACCTCATCGGGGTTTATGCCGGACGTCTGTGCAACCGGGCGGTGAGCATCGCCGACAGCCCGTGCCGGGTGAAGACCGGCGCCCTGGTCGGCCTTGGCAACAAGCCGGTGGACAAGGACGGGATCCCGCTGCCGCTGGCCACCCTGCAGACCCTGGAGCAGAACCGCTACTCGGTGCCGATGTGGTACCCGGACTATGACGGCCTCTACTGGGCAGACGGGCGCCAGCTCGATGCTGAGGGCGGTGACTACCAGGTGATCGAGAACCTGCGTATTGCTTACAAGGTGGCGCGCCGAACCCGTATCCGCGCCATCGCCCGCATCGGTGATCGCGCCTTCAACTCCACCCCGGGCAGCACCGCCGCCGCCATCACTTACTTTGGCAAGGACCTGCGCACCATGGCCAAGACGACCACCATCAACGGCCAGCCGTTCCCGGGCGACATCGCCTCCCCCCAGGATGGCGACATCAGCATCCAGTGGACCGCCAAGAACCTGGTCTCGGTGTTTGTGGTGGTGCGCACGGTGGACTGCCCCAAGGGGATCACCGTCAACATCATGCTCGATTTGAGCCTCAACAACGGGGAGGGTTAACCCGTGACCAAACGCTTTTCCGGTATCAACTTCGACACCACCCTGATGGGGGCCATGGTCCACGTCGAAAAGGCCAGCCTCTCCATCACCGACAATAGCGCCGTGGCCCAGACCCGGGGCATCCCGGATGGCTATGTGGATGGAGACGTCGCCGCCGAGTGTGAGTTCGAGCTCGACACCAAGAACTTCAAGTTGCTGGTTGGTGCCGCCAAGCGGGCGGGCAGCTGGCGCGGGATGGAGCCGGACGACGTGCTGTTTTACGCCAACACTGGCAGCGAGGAGATCAGGGTGGAAGCCTTCGGCGTCAAGCTCAATGCGGCCGACCTGCTCGACATCGATCCCAAGGGTGGCAGCAAGAGCGTGCACAAGGTGAAAGGCTTTGTGACCTCCCCCGATTTCGTTCACATCGACGGCGTGCCTTACCTCTCGAAGGAAGACACCCGCCACCTGCTGGGTTAAGGGGGAACAGTGGACGATATCGACCGCGCCAACCACCACGCCGCCCGCATGCTGGCCGTCAACCTGGCAAGCCAAGTGGGCAAAGGGCGCTATCAGGGTACGAGCCTGTATCAGTGCGAGGAGTGCGACGACCCCATCCCCGCGGCCCGTCGCCACCATGTGCCGGGAGTACGCCTGTGCGTCCCCTGCCAGACCCGCCTTGAACGGCTGGCCCGCTAACCCGAGCAACGGACATGAACCACATGCCACACAAAGACCCCACCCTCTGGGCCGCCTTGCTGGCCTGGCTGATGGAACACTGGCCCGCCGTGTACGGCGCCCTGTTGGCCATCGCCATCGCCTTTTTTCGCATTACCTACAACGGCGGACGGGGGCGCCGACGCCTGATTGAAGCCACCCTTTGCGGCCTCATCACCCTGGCGGCCGCCACCGGTACCCACCTGCTCGGGATCCCGCAAGAGGCCACCCCGTTCCTGGGCGGCGTGGTGGGGTTACTCGGGATCGACGTTATCCGGGACAAGGCGACCCGGATCGTCAACGCCAAAGGAGACAGCGATGCCACGTCTTGAATGCCACCCGAACACGGCCGCGTTCCTCGATCTGCTGGCCTTTGCCGAGGGCACCAAAGGGCTCGGTGATGACGGTTACGACAAGCTGGTCAACCCGGCGGGGTTCTTCACCGACTACCGCACCCACCCGAACGTCAAGGTGCAGGTGAACCCGCGCCTGGTCAGCACGGCCGCCGGGCGCTATCAGCACCTGTCTAAGCACTGGCCCCACTACCGTGACCAGCTCGGCCTGCCGGACTTTGGCCCCCTCTCCCAAGACAAGTGGGCCATCCAACTTATTCGTGAGCGCCGCGCCTTGCCGGACGTGGAGGCCGGTCGCATCCCCCAGGCAATCGCCAAGTGCGCCAACCTCTGGGCCAGCCTGCCGGGCGCCGGCTATGGCCAGCGTGAACACAAGCTCGCCGACCTGCTGGCCAAATTCACCGAGTTTGGCGGGGTGCTGGCATGAGCACGCTCATCCGGCTGTTACCGACCCTTATCGGGCTGGTGATTGGCACCGTGCTGTATGTCCAGGGGGAACGGCTCACCCTGCGCACCCAGGAACTGGCCACCGCCAACGAGACCATCACCACCCTGCAGACCGCCAACCGCCAGATGGACAGCGAACTCAAGACGCTGCGGCGAGAAGACGCCGCCTTGCGCCAACTGCTCGCCCACCAGAACGCCGCCCTGACCGAGCTCGACCAACAACAGAGGAAAACTGCCGATGACCTGCAACACGCCCTGGCCACGCCGCCGGCGGGCCGCCCGGATTGTGCTCGCGAGCCTCTGCCTGTTGGCGCTCTGCGCCTGCTCCAGCCAGCCAAGGGCCGTGGTACACACCCAGGTGGTCAAGCGCCTGCCACCGCCGGGGCTGGTACCCCACTGCCCGGAGCCTGAATTTAACGGCACTACCTGGGGCGAGGCCGTGGCCTTTATCCCCACCCTGCAGGGCGCGCTGCGCCGCTGCCAAACCCAACTCAACACCCTGAACCAGTGGATTGAACAAGAGGAAACCACCCCATGAGCAAACAAACCATCACCCTGACTATCGCCGGTACCGACATCAGCTTTGAACCCACCCTGGTGGCCTACAACAGCTACATCAACGGGCTGTCGATGACCGACAAGGTGGCGCCGTCCCACCAGTACCTCAAGCGCATCGTCTGCACACAGAGCAAAGAGGCGCTGGATACGCTGCTGGCTCGCCCGGGCGCCGCGCTGCAGGTTGCCGCCAAGGTCAACGAGCAGTTCGCCCCGGATCTGGATATCGAAGTAAAAAACTGACGGCGCGCGCCGAGGCGATCGACAACAACCAACTGGAGCAGGTATTGGCACTGCGGCGCCATTACCTGCCCCATGAGGATGACGATCTCGACAGCCTGGCCCGCGCCATCTGGTTAGACAAATACCACGCCCAGCGTGACGCCCGCGCCGTTGCCGAGGGCATCGCCGCCGCATTCAATGGATAAATCATGGCTTCTGTCCCCGAACAACTGATCATGAGGATTGCCCTGATAGATGCCGTCACCCGGCCTCTTGAGGGCATCAACAACCAGCTGAACATGGTGAAGAACACCGCCAAAAGTGGCTTTGCCAATATCGCAGGCGGTGGGGCCGCCATGCTGGCAGGCACCTTGGCTATCCAGAATGCGCTGGCGCCCGCCATCGAAATGGATCGGGCACTGGCCGAAGTGGCCTCGCTCGATGTGCATGAAAAGACCCTCAAACAGCTCTCCGATACCGCCCTGCAGTTCTCGGTGGACTATGGCGAATCGGCCAGCGCGTTTGTCACTGCCTCCTACGATATTCAATCCGCCATCGCCGGGCTGGAGGGCAACGAGTTGCCCACCTTTGCCCGTGCCTCCGGGGTGCTGGCCAAGGCCACCAAGGCCGATACCGCCACCATCACCAACTACATGGGCACCATGTACGGCATCTTTGAGCAGCAGGCCGTGCGCATGGGCAAAGCCAACTGGGTGGAGGACGTAGCAGGCAAGACCGCCACGGCGGTGCAGATGTTCAAAACCACCGGCCAGGGCATGACCGACGCCTTCAAGGGCATTGGTGCCAACGCCACCGCCGCCGGGATCTCGATGGATGAGCAGTTTGCGGTGCTCGGTCACCTGCAGGCCACCATGGGCGGCGGCGAAGCCGGTACCAAGTTCAAGTCCTTCCTGGCCGGGGTCGGCAACGCCCAAAAAGCGCTCGGCCTGCAGTTCACTGACGCCGCGGGCAACATGCTGCCGGTGCTCGATGTGCTGGAAAAGCTCAAGGCCCGTTATGGCGAGACCCTGACCGTCGCCGGCAGTGATGAGCTCAAAAAGGCGTTTGGCTCAGATGAAGCGGTGTCGATGATCAAGCTGTTGATGAGCAACACCAAGGGGCTGGCCAACAGCATCAATGCGCTCGGCAACACCCACGGCATGGGCAAGGCCGAGCAGATGGCCGCCGCCATGACCGACCAGTGGCAACGGGTCGAGTCTGCTTGGTTTGCTATTCGGGCCGCCGCGTTCGGCGCCGTGCTCCCCACCATCAACAAGGTGGTGGGCGCCTTTGCCGATGGCGGGGCCATGGTGTTGCGCTGGACCAAGATATTCCCCAACTTTACCAAGGTGGTGAGTTATACCGTGCTGGCCATTGCTGGCCTTGGCATCGTGACCGGTGCCTGGCTCCTGCTGGTTGGGGTGGCCAAGCTGGCCACCCTGGCCTGGGCGCTGACCTTCAAGGGCATCACCGGCCCCATCGTCCTGTTCAAAAAAGCCCTCATTCCACTGCGCGCGGCCATCCTGGCCGTCAATATTGCCATGAGCCTCAACCCGGCGGTGATCATCATCGGCGCTATCCTGGCGCTGGTCGCCGCCGTGGCGCTGGCCATCATCTACTGGGACGAGCTCTGCGCCGCCTTCTCGGTGTTGACCAGCTTTGAGCTGATGGCCGCGTTCTTCCATGGGCTGGCCGAGACCTTTGGACCCCTCGCCTCGCAAGCACTGGCCCCCATCGTGGACTTTTTCACCCTGATCGTGGGGCTGCTGGGTCAGGGGATCACCTGGCTTGGCACCTTCTTTGAGCAAACCAACCAGACCAGCGTCGGGATCGACAGCGTGACCGACGCGGGCCGCCGCATGGGAGACATCCTCGGCAAGGTGTTCGATACCCTGCTCACACCGTGGCGGGCGCTGATCTGGCTGGTGAAACAGGCGCTGGATGCCATGAGCTTGATCCCCGGTATCGACATCGATACCAGCGGATTGGAGGGCGATATCTTGCCCAAGTACCTGCGTTCGCAAGCCGAGGAACAACAAGCCAGCGTCATCAATAGTCCACTTGCCAACTACCGCCAGCAAGACCAGAGCAAGGTGCCAGCGGGCGGACTCGGCCAGCAGTTGATCCAGGCCAACGCGGCCGCCAGCTCTGCCAACCAGAAGCCGACCAAGTCGCTGCACATCGGCGAAGTGCACATCACCAACCAAAACCCCATGACACCCGAAGAGTTGGAGAAAAGCGCATGGGTGGAGCAACGCGGATGAGGAGCACTGCGCTGATGAATGAACCCAAGTACATCGACATCCTGGTGGTGAACGGCGCCTGGCAACTCGATGCAGGTGGCCAGCCCCGTACCACCCAGGACCGCCACAGCATCGGTCAGGACATCAAGCACCGCATCATGGAGTCCGGGCTCGCTCGCAAGCTCATTGGCGAGCGCAGCCCGACCCTGCGCAGCGACGTGATGACCGAGATTGAACTGCTGGTTGAAGACGACGAGCGGCTGGTGCCCGGCACCATCCTCATCCGTGAAGAGGCTCCCGACCGGATACTGGTCACCGCCCGCACCTATGAATTCGGCGAACTGGAGGTAACCCTGTGAACCTGCGCCCGACCGTGGACTTTATGGCCCTGCTGGCCGAGAGCGGCGTCCCGACCACCGAGCAGGCCATGGAGGCCGAGCTCAAACAGGAGGTGGTGGCCGCCGGCTCCCTTATCACCAATGACAGCGATGTATCCCCCTTCTGGCGGCTGGTACGCGGGGTGGTCATCACCCCGGCGCTTTGGCTTATCCGCACCCTGCTGGCGGGCCATGTGCTGCCTAACACCTTTGCGGCCACCGCCACCGATGCCTATCTCGACCTCAAGGCCTGGGACGTGGACCTGACCCGCAAACCTGCCCAGACCACCCGGGGCCTGGTCAACTTCGTCAAAGCCAACCCCAGCGAAGCGGTCACCATCCCCACCGATATCTGGGTCACCACCGAGCGCATCAACGGCACCGTCTACCGTTTGAGGCCCCTGCAGGCGGTAGTGAGCCCGGCTGGTGAGGCAGTGGCCCGGGTGGTGTGCGAGGCGGAGTTCGCCGGCGCGGCCTGGAATCTGGCGCCGGGCTATTACAACCTGCTTAGCGAACCGGTGACCGGCATCCTGTCGGCCCGCAACGATGACAGGGAGTGGATAACCACCCAGGGCGCCGATGCCGAGGGCAATGACGCTTTGGGCCTGCGCATTCAGAACCAGTTCTCGGCGGTGGGGCGCTACCACATCGACGCCATTTACCGCTCCATGCTGGCCAGCGTCGCCGGCATTCGGGCCGACCACATCTTCTTCGAGCATGAGGCCCCGCGGGGTCCGGGTACCGCCAATGCCTACATCCTGCTGGAAGTGGGCGCCACCCCGGCCAGCCTGATTGACCAGCTCAACGACTACGTGGGCCGTCAGGGCAACCATGGCCACGGCGATGACCTGTTTGTGATGAGCATCCCCGAGACCCAGCACAACCTCACGCTGTCGCTCTGGCCCCAGCCCAACCTCAGTGATGAGCAGCGTACCGCGCTTAAAACGGGTGCCGAGAATCTGGTCAAGGCGGCGTTTCGTCAGTCGGCGGATTATCCGAGCGTGACCCGTACCTGGCCGCGCTCGCGCTTCTCGCTCTCCCAGCTGGCCCGCGAGCTGCACAGCCAGTTCCCGCAGCTGCAGAGCCTGCGCTTTGGTGAGAGTGACATCGTGTCGGGGCTGGCCATCCCGCGATTGAGCAAACTGGTGGTGACCCTGCATGACTAAGCCGACCCCGCTTGAACACAACCGGCAGGCGCCGGTGCTGCCGGATGCCAGTGCGCCCTGGTGGGAGGACGGCTACACCATCAGCCTGGCCCACGCCGAGCCCGGGTTTCTGGCGCGGGGCATCAACGCCTTCTGGCAGCGGCTCAAGGGGTGGCTGTTGCTGCCGCTGGCCCAGCAAGACCCGCTGACTTGCTCCGAATCGCTGCTCTCCTTGCTTGCCTGGGAGCGAGACATCGCCCGCTTTAACGGCGAGCCCATCGCGCTGTTTCGCAAACGGGTCAAGTTCGCCTTTGTGAACGCCCGGGACGCCGGCGAGGTGGCGGGCTTTAAGCGCATCTTCGAGCGCCTAGACATTGGCTGGTGTGACATTCACGAACGCCAGGCCGGCACGCCCTGGGACGTTATCACCATTGAGGTGACCGACAGCGCCATCGCGAGCAACCAGCAGCTGATGGAAACCCTGATTCAACACTATGGCCGCACCTGCCGCCGCTACCGCTTCCAGGTGGTGTACCCGGTGGCCGCTGACCTGGTCGCCGGCCGCATGGAAATGGGAGCACAGATAGCAGGTGCGGCCCTGTACTTCGAAAACGAATGGGCCAGTGCCGTCGCGCTCGCCTGCTCATTGGGATTTGATAAGGAGATGCGATGAGCTCATTACACGGCGATGCCGCTGTTGCGCGCCTCGACGCTGCGGTGGATGCCTTTTTGGGCATCATGACCGCACCAGAACACACCCTGGTACAGGTCCCTGAACGGTCACCGCAACCGAGCCTGGCTGAGCGGGCCAGAGTTAACCTGAAACCCAGTACCGACCAGGCCAAGGGATATGCCGAAGCAGCTCGCCGCTCGGCGCAGGAAGCCGCTCAAATCGCGGGACTGGATACCGTGGCCGATGCCATTGGTTTAGCTGCCCTGCCGCTGCCGGATGTATGGGCACCGCTCAGCGACAGCTTGCGCCTCATCACTGGCTATGGCCGTGATGTGCTGGTTGGGTCGGATGTGGTGGCGAGGATGGTCAATTTTTCCCGCAGCACCACGGCAACCTATATCGGCAAAGACGGAGTGCTCAAAACCGCTGCGGTAAACGAGCCTCGCTTCGAGAAAGAGGGCCTGCTGATTGAGGGGCAGAGTACGAATATTTGGCCTTCACAATCCGCCTTGGATCTTATTAATGCCACCCTGGCTTCGACATCTTTGCCTGATGGGACTACGGGTAACATTTATAAAATAACACCGACAGCCGGTGCCTATGCGTATGTGCGAAAGAATTTCGCCGCACAATCTGGATCCAACACGTTGTCTTGTTACGCAAAGCTTGATGATGGGTCTATGGCGATGCCGTCAATATACGGTGGGTCTAACGGTGAGTTTAGCGCGAAACTAGCTGGGACCTATATAGGTAACGGTTGGTGGAGAATGCAGGCTGTGTTCACTGCACCAAAAGGAAATATTGGTTTTGGTTACCCTCCTGGAGTGGCTGAAACAATACCGGTATGGGTTTGCAATTTTCAGCTGGAAGCTCTCCCATTCGCCAGCTCCTATATCCCGACAAATGGCGCGGCAGTCACTCGGGGGGCGGACGTTGCACAACTACCCGCACTTGGAAACATCGTGCCGCTTGGTTTCGCTGTATCCGCTGAGTTTGACACGCAACGTGCCGGCGTTTCTATCACATCAGAAAACACTTGTTTGTTTTCAATGGAGCAGGTTGACCGTGCTCGAATGGCGGTTATTCGTGGCAAATACGGCAGTGGTGATGCGGACTACGGTTTTGCCACTCATTGTGGTGCATATGGCCAAGCAGGATATGTAACGACCGTGCTGAGGGATTTCACCGCTAAGGACCGCAAGGGGGTTGTAGTTATTTCAGAAGGGGGCGGTTTTCTAAAAATGCGGGTTAACTCGTCTTTTTCCAGTCTGTCATCCTCTAACGCTACAGCAGCCCCCCTCACGAATACCATTTACTTGGGGGCGTTTGGGGGCGGCGGTTTGCAAACGCTGTTTGGCCACCTTCGTAACCTTCGCATCTGGCAACGCCCTCTCACCGACGCGCAACTCAAGGCTATCGCAGCATGACAGACTTTATCGACCTCAATCTCAAGGCGGCCGACAAGGCCACCATGTTCAACGCCTTGCTGTCCGCTGGATTTATCAAAGACCAGGAGGCCGGCATCCTCTATCACCCCACCGCCTCGTTGCAGCTGCTGCCGCCCGGCATGGTCACTCGCCCAACCGGCGAGGTGCAGATTGTCGATGGCATCGAGCTGGAGGTGCGCGAACCGGTACCCGGCTATCACGCCAATGTGCGCACAACCTCGGCGGCGCTGGCCGATGCACTGGCCCCAGTGTCACTCAGCCCGGCCCCGGCCAATCCTCAATACGTCTGGGCATAAGGTCTATCACCATGAGTCAAATTATTACCAATGCGTTTGCCAGATACCTGCGTGACTGCCTGACCCATGAGCGCCCCGTGGTGTTGGACGAATTTGTGCTGGCCAATATCCCGGGGCTAAACCCAGACAAACCGCTCAGCCCGGATGCGGCACTCCCCCCGGCCAATCAAATTGTCTATCGCAAAGCCGTGGACCAGCGGGGCAACATCAACAATGACGCGGTGGCCTACACCATCGTGATGGACACCACGGTCGGCGATTTCAGCTTTAACGCCATGTACCTCATCAACAAGGCCACCGGTGTGGTGGGGATGATTGTCCACAAAGGGCTGGAAACCAAGCTCAAGACCAATGAGGCCACCGGCCAGACCGGTAACAGCCTGGTCAAGTCCATGCTGATGGAATACAACCGCGCCAGCGCCGTGACGGCCACCCACGTGGACGCCAGCACCTGGCAAATTGACTATGCCGCCCGCTTGCGCGGGATGGACGACGACCTGCGCCTGCAGGCGCTGCAGTTCTTCGGGCCGGCCACCTTCTATGGTGACGGCTTCAAGCTGGTGAACGAGGCCAGCGTCTACAAGGTGCAGCCCGGGGTGGCCTATGTGGGCGGCCTGCGGGCAGAGCTTAACGAGGTCAAGAGGGTGACCCCGGGTGCCAAGCCGGTGGGGCTCTGGCTCGACATCTACCGGGCAGGCTCCCTGCTCGATGCCTGGGTGAACCACTTCACCCTGACCTTGAGCGTGCCCGACCTGGTGGATTACCGCGACGCCAACGGCCATCAGCACCATGTAGCCAAGGTCGCCATCATCAATGCCAATGGCAGCGTCACCGATGTGCGCCGCAAGCGCACCCTTGAGCTGACCGGGGATGTGACCGGCAAGGGCATCCTGGAAGATGCCCGAGGCGTCACCATCGCGGTGGAGATAAAGGACGGCAGCCACCGCCACAAGTGGAATGAGCTCGACCAGGTACCGGCCACCGCCAGCCGCTGGCCCACCTATAGCGAGGTGACCAACAAACCCGATCTGGCGGCGGCCAACCACACCCACCCAGGCACCCTGACCAATCCGATCCCGCTCGCCAAGGAAGACCTGAACACCCTTATCACCCCCAGCGTATATCGCCAGGATTCAGACGCCAATGTCACGGCCGCACTCAACTATCCCGAGCTGAAATCCGGCTCCCTGACCGTGACCGCCGGCGCCGGGGTGCAGCAGCGTTACCATGTCTACAACACCAGCCGGGTCTATACCCGCGCCCAGTACAACACCGGGGCCTTTACCCCCTGGGCCCGGGACTACAACACCCAGAACAAGCCGAGCGCAGACGATGTGGGTCTGGGCAAGCTATCCAACAAGGCCGCCAGCATTGACGCCACGGCCGACACCTATGCCTTGCGCGACGGGTCGTGCGACATACAAGCCCGCACCCTGCGCACCAATCTGGTCGATGAACAGCGCATGACCGGCGCCGTGGCCTTTCGCGTCGACTACGGCAACGACAGCTATCTACGCTACTGCCGCAGCCAGGCTGCGTTTCGTCAGTGGCTCAACCAGGCCGTCACCGGTTGGGAGGTGGGTTTGCGCTTAGGGATCTCGGATCCCAACAACCCCATGACGGAGTACCACATTCCGGGGAAAACGGCGGTGATGACCTACCTTGCGGCCGATGGCGTGTTTCGTATCGCCTCCTCGAACGGTCAAGGGAGTGCCACTTTCGTCCGCATGACCATCGACACCGGGGGCAATGCCACCTTTGCGGGTGCGGTGAATGACAGCTCGGGCCGTTGCTACAGTCCGGGAAACCAGCCTCACTACACCCATAACCATAACGCGGCGCAGGGCAACGCTGACGTGGTGGCCGGCTCTTATCACGCCATCGGCGCCCATGTGTTTGCCGCACTGATCCCGGCCGGGGGCAAAACCAGCCATGGCCAGCGCGCGGCAGGGGCATACCTGCGCCCTTGCTCGGCCGCTGAATGGGGCTATGCCGGATACAGCCTGCCGGGTACCTGGCAGTGTATGGGCGACATCATGGGTGCGAATGACGATGACCGCTATGACGACAGATCCACCCTGTGGATCCGGGTTGCATAAGAGAGGAGAACCTGATGGAACGTATTGAAGTGCTCAGAGCCATGCGCCCTCGCCATTACGCGGCGGACCCCGAAAGCATCACCCTGGATGTGCTGTTTGCTCACCTGCCTGAGCAGGTCCAGTTCACCGCCCGCAAGGATGACCCGGAAGAGCATGGCCGCGAGCTTTACAGCCGGGCTGTGTTCGGCGAGTTTGGCGACATCGACGTGCTCCCACTGCCACCGCCAACCGAGGCCGAGCAGCAGGCCCGCCTGGCTGCGCTGCTCAAACAGGCGGCCACCGCCATGGCGCCGCTGGAGGATGCCGACACCCTGGGCGTCATCAACGAGGCGGAGCGCGAGCAGCTCATCGCCTGGCAGCGCTACCGGGTCACCCTCTACCGCCTGCCGCAAAGCGATGGCTGGCCAACCGAGGTCACGTGGCCAGAGATGCCGCAATGAGTTGGACGCAAGGGCCGCTGCGCTGGCCGGCCAGTGCCGCCAGCCTGCACAGCCGCGCCCAGGGCGGCGTGCTCGGCCAACTGCCCGCCACCCAAGCCAGCGTCATGGGTCGCCTGCTGGGGCTTGCCGCCCGCGCTCAGTACCGGCGCCACCCGTTAAGCGAGGCAGCCGCAGGACTGGCGAGCCTGCGCGCCGAGCTGGACCGACTGCTGGTCACTGGCCGCTGCCTCACCGTCACCCCCTACCAGCACGGGGTCGGCCAACAGCGGGGCCAGCAGTTCAGCCTGTCAGCCCCCAAGGCGGTGGCCACCCTGGCCGCCAAGCTGCAAGACGGGGCCGACCCCCTCCTGCCCAGCGGGCAACTGCATGCCCTCGCCTGGCTGGTGACCGGTAACAGCGCCGAGGACCTTGCCAAGCAGTTGGCAGTCCTCTGCGCCCTGCTGCCACTGCCCGAGTGGCGCGCGGCTTTGCGCCGCCTCACCGCCAACAACGACATCATGAGCCAGCCCACGGCGGCCAAGGTGCCACGCTGGCGCGCCGATGAGCCGCTGACCTGGGCACCGCTGCGCCCTACCCGCATGACGCTGGGAGCCGAGCTGGCCCAGCTGGAGAGCCTGGCCCGGGACAGCCAGACCCCGATTGCCAAATTGCAGGCCCTGGCCAACCGCCGCGCTGCCCGCCTGGCACAACTCGCAGAGGCGCTGACCAAATTGGAGACGCTCTCCGGCACGCTCTGGCACTGGCATGGCCAGGGGGATGCGGCGAGCCTCGCCACCCAGCTTGGCCAAAGCGCGCCACCCGACCACAGCCAGAGCATGACGGTTGGCGCCCTGCTGCTCTCCCCTTCCCCGCTCACCTTCTGGCAGGAGTTAACCCCTTGAGCCAAGCCATGCTGACCCTCGATGGCGAACCCATCATCATGAAATCGATGCGGGTTTCCGCATCGATGCAATTTCAGGACAAAGACCAGAGCGGCCAGACCAGCTCGACCAGCAGCGCCGAACAGGGTGCCAAGGCTAAGGAGCTCGACGTCTCCGGCCTCATCCCGTTCAAGGAGGAACGCATGCTCAGCCGCCTGTTTGAGCTGGCCGATGCCAAGGGCAATGGCGGCAAACGCCACGTCTACCGGGTCGGGTCGCTCTTGGCCAAGTCGGTGAAAGTGCGCCAAGCCAAGTTTGCCGGACGCATCACTGCCAGCGAACAAGAAGGGCTGCTGGCCTGGCAGGTGCAGTTCACCTTGAAGGAGTTCAACTCGGTACCGGAGAAGCGCGAAGCCCGCCAACCAGGTAACCCAGCCAATATCGGGAAAGGCTCACCAGGGACCACCGCCGCCGCTGGCGGCAATGGTCAATCAGGGGATGAGTCGCTTTCCACGGGAGAGGCTTTCTTTAAGAAACTCGACGACAAACTGGGGGATGTCCTGGCATGAAGCTGACCACTCACTTGACCATCAATGGTCAGCCTGCCCATCTGGTTGAGCACGACATCATGCTGGATCTGAATGCCGGCGGACGGGCGGCCCTGACGGCGCAGGCCCAGGCGCAAAAGGGCCACCCCATCACCATCGATGTCGGTTACAACGGTGAGCTGCGCCGCTGGTTCACCGGTTATGTGTACGACGTTCAACCTGCCGCCACGGGCGCCGTGCAACTGCTATGCCGCGAGCTAGCGGGCATCCTGGCCGGCCGACTGCCCGTCAGTATGCAGCATGCCACCCTGCGCAATCTGCTGGCCTGGCTCACCAGTGAGACCGGTCTGGTGTTCATGCTGCCCGAGGCGGCCAACTATGCCGACCGGCCTATCCCCAACTTCACCAGCGCGGGCACCGGCTATCAGCTGATCGATAACGCGGGCCGCGCCTTCGAGGTGCCCGACTTTGTCTGGTACCAGCAACCCGATGGCGCCATCTTTGTGGGTAGCCACGCCGATTCTCGCTGGCATGGCCGGGAAGTCGATATCGACTCGGCCTGGACCGCGCGCCAAGCAGGCAATCTCATCACCCTGTCCCCGGTGCCCGCCATGCGCCCAGGGGCGATCGTCAACGGCAAGCGGGTGACCCGGGTCAGGCTCAAGGGCGACGAAATGACCCTGACCACGGTCACCCCGGGCAAGGCCACCAAGTCGGTGGAACGCCGCAAGATAGAGGGTGAGTTTCCGGAGCTGGCCGACAAGATGCACCTGCCCAAGTTCGGGCGGGTCGAGGCCATCAGCGACCAGGCCAGCGCCGGCCAGCTCAATGACCCATTTCGCCCCCGCTATGCGGTGGACGTGCAACTGCTAGGCGAAGATGGTCAGCCGGACAAGGCCGCGCCCCTTTATCGGGCGGTACCGCTGCCGGTGCAGTTCGGCGGGCAGGAGCAAGGGCTGCTGCAGTTCCCCACCGAGGGAACCCTGATTGAGCTGGGCTTTGCCTTTGGGCGGGCCGACCGCCCCTTTATCCGCACTGTACTCGGCAGTGGCTGGGCCCTGCCGGACATCACACCGGGGGAGCAGCTGCAGCAGCAACGGGCCGAGGTATTCAGCCGCACCGATACCGTGGGGAACCTCTGTCGTCACACCGACCGGCGCCTGCACGACCGAGCCCTGCAGATGCACCACCAGAGTGACGACTACCTGGGGGAGCATGGTCAGCATCGACTGCAGGTGAACCAACACAGCATTGAGGAGGTGGGCGGGTTAAAGCTCATCGAGGCGCTGGGGGCCATCGAGCTGCTGGCCGGCGATGATCTCACCCTGGGAAGTCTGGGCAACATGAGCCAGACAACTGCGGGGGATCTGGTCGAGGTAGTGGGCAAGCTTCGCCGAGCGGTTGCCGGCGAGCTGCAACACCTGGAGGCACCCCGTTCGTGGATGGGCACAGATAGCGTGAACATCTTCCGGCTACTGCTGCAATTGATGAACGTGGTGGAGCAGCTGGCCGCCGCCACCGCCAGTCATACCCATGGCAGCGGACCCGCACCTGGTAACAGCGGGGCCATGACAGGACATGGCCAACAGGCCAAACAGCTGGCCGGCCAGCTCTCCCCCATCATCGAATAGAGGCGTGTAGATGATCTCACTCACCATCAATCAGGGCACCATGCTCAGCCTGCTGGAGCGTCTGGACGCGGCCTCTCTGCCGCCAGCCAAGCGCCGACGCATCACCCAGCAGATAGGCCGAGAAGTGGTCAAGGCGAACCGCCAGCACATCAGGGCTGGCAAAGCACCTGATGGCACCAAGTGGGCGCCAACCAAGAGCAAGCGAAAGCACAAGCGGCTCACCGGCCTGTCCAAACGCCTGCGCGCTCGCGGTACCGACGATGCGGCCATCATCGACTTCGACTCCCGCTTTGCGGGGATGATAGCCAACCAGCAACACCAGGGCATGTCACAGCAGTTCACCGCTGCGCCAACCAAGCCTGCCAAACCAAGAGCTTCAGACAAGGGCAAGAGACAGGCGCCATTCAAACCAACGGATGAGCCATGCACCCGCAGCCAAGCGGTGCGCCTGCGTGCGCGGGGATACAAAGTCTTGTCCGAACGCGGCAAGCGCCGCCGCTATCGCAAGCCGTCCCTGAAATGGATACAAGCGCACGTCAGCCGAACCCGTGCCGCGATCATTATCAGGACCACCACCGGCGAGACCAGGAAGAACCGATGGACGGTAGAGACGCCCGCGCGCCCCATGCTGCCCGAGGCAAGCAGTACCGAACTGCTGGCCATCGCGGCCAAGGCGTTCAAGAAAATGGGATGGGGTGGTAGCCAGTAACACCCAGCCATAAGCCCATTCACCATAGCGACGCACATGCGTCGCTTTTTTGTGGCCAGCCTCCAGCGCCGCAGCCCAGGCGCGGCGGCGGAAACGTGCCGCTCACGGAATCAGCACTCCTCCCCCCCCACCTTCGCGCTAAAAATGTGGCGTTTTTTGCACAAATAAAATGGTGCAAATCTATAGCCTAACCAGCTCCGTGACTGGGTTCTTGGGAGGAATTCAGAATTTCACGAAAATGCATTTCGTGATCGTTTGTCGAGAAAAAGATCATTCAAGATCTCGGCAGGTAACAATGCAACTCATTGATTTAATTAGAAAAATACATAAATCCCGTGAGAGTCTGGATTGTGGTTATGGATCTAGTGCGACCACAAGGAAAAAACAGGTAGCCTTATGGGGTAAGGCTGATAGGGCAGTTTTGGCAAGGATCCAAAATTTCACGAGTGAAGCGCTGACGATCTCCAAGGGAAGGTGACTGCCAGGATCCGGCGCTTGGTCCTTGGCAATCCTGGTGACGTAAAACCCATCGGGGAAGGTCTCTCGGAAATGCGAATAGACTACGGCCCAGGGTACCGCATCTACTACATAACAAAGGGCCCGATCATCATTGTGTTGCTGTGTGGTGGGGACAAGGGCACCCAAGCCCGAGATATCGAACAGGCAAAGACCATTGCCGCGCAATGGAAGGATTAAACATGAAAGACAATGACCGGGCAGTTACATTCAGCCGCTATGATGCCGCTGACTACCTCAAGACCGATGAAGACATGCTCCACTATATGGAAGCGGCCATGGAAGAAGGCGATCCCGCTTTGATTGCGGCCGCACTGGCTGACATTGCACGTGCTCGTAACCTGAGCCAGCTGGCCCGTGATGCCGGGATGAGCAGAGAGGGGCTATACAAAGCCTTATCCGGTGAAGGAAACCCAACCTTTTCCACCATCACTAAAGTGGCCGGCGCCCTAGGCTGTGTTCTCAAAGTGATGAATATATGATCTCAAATCGTCTCAACAGCTTAAGACACTATGCAGTGTCCTGTCGTTACCAGTTGACCGATACACAATGAGGTTTATCTAGCCCCTTTTCCCATACCACCACATAAGCGTACCTACTACTCGCGAGCTACACCTGGTGCTCGATGGCATTCTCCGGATACTCCACACCAGTGCACCTTGGCGAGATCTGCCAGAACGTTTTGGCCCATGGAGTTCGGTCTACAACACTTTTCGACCTTGGCAGAGTACAGGTCGTATCGATGCCATCTTTGAAGCGCTGCAACTGCATCTCAATGGAAGAAGGACTTATTGACTTCGACCTGTGGTGCATTGACGGCTCCAATGTCAGGGCATCCAAAGATGCTGCCGGAGCACGTAAAAAAACACTGCGGTGAATCAAGCTGTTGGTCGCTCGCGTGGCGGTTTTGGCAGCAAAATTCACTTACTGGAAGCCGGATGTTGCCGAGCAGTCGGAGCACTTCCAGGCCCATCACTGGAGGGGGGCTTGGAAGAGTTGCCGCTGTGCTGGTTGAGGCGGTCCTCCAACGCGGTAATACAGTCCAGCAGCTTATGTATCAGCTTGTGGGCCTGCTCGAGGGTCAGGGAGTTAACCGCCGGTGTCGAGTACTTTTTGGTCATGCCAGCAAGCATGCAACACGGGCAGGATCATACAACAGGCAAGATCGTCTCTTTTTTCCTGTCAATCCACTCTCGGTGAACGGTTACCTCGCATCGATCTCTTTTGCAAGCCACTAAGCAGAGCGGCTTTTTTGTTGATGTAACAATGGGGCCACATTGAGACTTAACTTTTATTCCATATGCATGTATATTTTAGGGGGGCAAGCGAATCCATTTAATCAGGTGGTGCCTTTGATGGATTTGTCTGTTCGTGGTAACTCCAGTTTTTAGGCCCGAACCTAAAGACATTTTTCGGCCGCTCACTAGAGCGGCTTTTTTTATCTATTCGATGATGGGGTTGAGCGTGCTGGCCAGAGATCTTTTTTGCAGAGCTCGGCGTCGAAGGCACTCGGCTCCTGTTAACACTTTTACTATCTTCTCGTTGCGACTAGGCTGTGTTCTTAAAGTGATGAAGATATAATCTCACATCTTCTCAACAGCTTAAGACCTATGCAGTGTCCCGTCGTTACCAGTTGACCGATGCACAATGAGGGCTTATCGAGCCCCTTTTCCATACCACCGCATAAGCGGACGCCCTACTCGTGAGCCACGCCAAGTGCTCGATGACATTCTCTGGATACTTCACACCTGTGCACCTTGGCGAGATCTGCCAGAACGTTTCGGCCCATGGAACTCGGTCTACAACTCCTTTCGACGTTGGCAAAGCACAGGCCGCATCGATGCCATCCTTGCGGCGCTGCAACTGCATCTCAATGAAGAAGGGCTTATCGACTTCGACCTGTGGTGCATTGACGGCGCCAATGTCTGGGCATCAAAAGATGCTGCCGGAGCGCGTAAAAAAACACTCCGATAAATCAAGCGCTTGGTCGCTCTCGTGGTGGTTTCGGCAGCAAAATTCACTTGGTCACTGATGGTAATGGTTTACCGCTGGGGTTCTGCCTTTCGCCGGGGCAATCAGCGGAAATCAGATATGCGACAAGTGCGTTGGCCATGGCAAGGATCCCGACTTCATCAGGCCGTTATCGCACGCGGCCAACGCATCTTGCCGCAGATAAGGCCTATAGCAGCAGGGCTCTGCGGGCAGAACTCCGGCGCAGAAAGATAAAAGCGGTTATCCCGCAACGCAGCGACCAGCAACGGCACCATAAGGGACGTCCACTGGTGTTAGACAAAGCTCGTTATCGTAGGAGAAATGTGGTCGAACGGTGCTTCGGATGGCTGAAGAAGTTTCGCCGATTCTCAACGAGGTATGAAAAGCTGGCGGGAAGTTTTGCAGCCTTTATCAAGCTGGCTTTCTGCCTTAGTTACTTACGGGAACTATTTGTGGACAGAAAACCAGCATTTTGAGAACACAGCCTAGGTTACGATTCGGTGTTCACCTGGCCAACCCACCGACAACCCACGCGTGACAAAGAAAACCCCGGCCAAGTAGCCGGGGTTTCTGCTGTAGCAGCAACCAAAGTAAGACTAGAAAATATTACTGTAATAGAAAGGATGAAACTAATTTCATGTAAAAATAGCTGCAATCGCCAGGCATAAGTTATTTTAATCGAAATCAGCGACATAATTCCCGCTCAAAAAAGATCACTAAACATCAAGCCTAATATTAGGTCATGAGGGCTCGAGAACCAAAGGCCTTATTTACCGACTAAACCGTTCCAAGGTACACCATAATTATCAGCGTACATCATTATAATCTAGTCTCTCCAATACAGAAGAGAATGGTTTTTCCTTAATCACTCGTTGAATCGTTTCTGCTACACTGGAATTTTGAACTGACCATTTTTTCCCTAACACCACGTGAACATGTAGGGGAGAAACTGGTAAATATATAATTTTAGTATTAACTGGGAACTGTGCACGAAAGTAATTTGCTGAAATATCGTTAGAGAAGAGAGCTGCATCGATACGCCCACGTAAAAGCTTTTGCATATTCCCATGTTCCCAGTTACGTTGGCTGAGTGCATCGATATTAATTTTGGGGGACTGTAAAAGTACAGGCACAAGCGACTGGCTTGACCACCCAATCGTCATACCATATAGATCCTCCTGTTGGAGAACTGTGTGCAATGGATATGAATCAAGAACTACAAGCACAGGTCTGAGCTGAAGAAAGTAAGGTTCAAGATAGTTGAAATACCTAGCCCGTTCTTCGCTATAGCTGAGCAATGGTGCAAAATCACAACCCCCTTCCTTGAGGTTGCTAAGTAAGCGTGCGACATTTAGCCCTTGCCACTCTATTGGCCGCCCAAGTTCGGGTTCAACATGGTGTAAAAAGTAGTCAATTAATGGCCCTGAGACTCTACCATTACTTTCAATTCTGATAATGGGTTCAATCTGAAATGTGCAACCCCTTATAGGCTCCACAAAACTTACGGCCTCACTAGAAACCGTTAAAGAGAACGCCGTTGATCCGGAAACCACAAAAATTAAGCTAATGAAGAGTCTAATTTTCATAGCTATACCTCAAGAGGAAATAATTTCAATTATAGTAAATCGCCGTGTTCGATCACTCTGCATGCAAAAAATACTAAATATTAACGATTTACTTCATGATGTGGATCTCTTATTCCACTAAAAAGATTTAGTCCTGATGATGAAACTTTTAGAATGCACCAAATAAAAACCATAAAAAAAACAAAAGCTTATTAAAAAGCCTCATGACCTAGTGCCCTTCAGTTAAGCACTTTCGTGACTTAAGGCTCGAAGCTTTGGATTGGCAGTAACAAATGCCATGATTGCATAACCAATTCGGCTTTAGCATTCGTCCAGACTGGTATCAGATAAAAAGGGAGGCATTATGCCTCCCTCACTCTTTAGCCTTAGTACGTTGCAAGTTGGTTAGGACCTAAAACCTCTTCACTAACTTGTATGAAGGTTTAGCCTATGCTTCTATCGATGTGGTCATGACGTGGACAAAACAAAAAATAAATCCATTAATTTCAATATCTTAAACACTTAAACCAAGGCGCGAAACGCGCCTTTTTATTCATTTCATCAGCTCTTGCCAAGCAGATCGCTCAGCTCGTCAGCCTTGGTATGGCGAACGTCCTTGCCCTTGACGTAGTAAACGATGTACTCGCAGATATGCTGGCAGCGATCGCCGACCCGCTCGATGGCACGCGCCGCCCACAGTACGTTGAGTACCTGGGGGATGGTGCGCGGATCTTCCATCATGTAGGTCATCAGCTCGCGGATGATGGACTCGTACTCCCTATCTACCTTGTCATCTTCCTTGTAGACGGCGATAGCCGCCTCCAGATCCATGCGGGCAAACGCATCGAGCACGTCGTGCAGCATCTTGATGGTGCGGCGCCCCATGTTCTCGAGCGACACCAGCGGCGGCTGTGGCTTGTTGGCGTTGTCGGTCAGCATGC